ATAATTATTTTCATATCCATGATAAGAATCTCCTAATTGATGATTCATATAACCAATAGAAGCATTAAAATTATTTATAATTCCACTATAGAATGTATCCAAAACCCCACTAATCCCTACAACTACCGCCCAGAACTCTCCATTGTAATCCATCAATCTATCTGTTGGATGAGCCTTAAACCAAGTTTCAGCATCTTTTGCAACTGAATCAGAACTAGGAAATCCAGGCCACTTATAATACCCATTCCCTCCCCTTCCCCGTTGTCTTTCTTCCGTCGCAAGATAAAGGGCTTTCCATACATCATAGCGAAAAATATCCTGATAGGTTATATTAGACCAATCAACATCAACATCCATCCATCTTGTAGGTTCTGCTGCCATTAAACTATCCTCTGGCTATGATATTGTCCACGAATAACTTGATTTATCTTTGTGATCGCTTTATCAGCAAAAACAACATCACAAATTGTAAAATATTCTTCTCCAACTATTTGATCAGGTAAAATTGCTGCATTAACAAACGTCAATACATAATTAGGCGCAGAATAAACTATTTTACCATATACAATTCCTGTGACCGTTATGGTTACATCAGTATCTGAATCCTGCTCTATTCTATCCAATCCCATGATACAATAATTATGGGTAAAATAAGTAGACCCATCGTATGCTTTGACTGTTATTGTGGTATTATTTTTCTTTACAACTGTGAATGCTCCTAAATAAGAATATCCCTCAGAATCATCCGCTAAAAGTTGCAGAGATGTAGGTGTTTGCTCGACATTACCGCCAACAAACACCATGCTGTTCAGCTTTTCCTCAACCCGTAAAATACTTTCCTGTAATTCCTGATATGATAGCATATTAACCTCATTCTGGTGTTTGTGCTAAAACAAGCTCCCAGTTGTATGTTTTTTTCCAATGACCCACCAGTTTCACGCTTCCGTCTTGGCCAAATGTCGCGTTAATACCCACTAAATACCAATCCTCGTCGAACTCTGTCGGTTTACTCGACCAGATATCGGAGTCAAACGGCAAGCCTGCCTGTGGCGGTGTCTGCGATGCGGTTGTTCTATATTTGTCAATCTCACCCGGTACAAAATATTTACCGTCAATTTTTTTGAATAGTTTTATTTCACGGATTTGCCTACGGGAAATATATTTCTTTTTAGTGATCTGCCTGACGCTTGCAGCGTTTGTCGAAAACCATTCCACTTCGTCGTATGTTGTTCCGTCCGTGAAATCAGAGTCATTGACAGCCCGCTGATCGCATATAACGCCATAGAAATCAAATATCCACCTTGCTTCATCGTATGTCTGATAACCCATTATTCTCTCCCCTTCGGTTGTAGCGCGTCCCGTATTTCAACGAGCGTTTTTCCCATCGCTGCAGCGTCGGCTTCGGTCGCCGTGTTCCCGGTTTCAAGCATAAGCCCTTTATCCATTCCACCGAATAAAGCATCCATACCCATTCCAACTGGACTTATTGCTTTTATCATTTCCATTCCGAATTTTACACCCTGGTACATTTTACTTACTCCACGCCCTGTAGTGCCTCCAGCTTGAGCCTGTTCTATTTGTTTTGGAAGTCCAACTGATTTATCCAGCTTATCCGCCACATCCGCAAGCCACGGCAGGAAACCTGAATCGACAAGCGCTCTGCTAAGTGATTTTCCAATACGGTTCATTGAATCGTTATATGCTTCTGCTGCTGCCACGTCCTTGGCTGAAAAAACAATATTATCGGCTGCTTCTCTGGCAAGTTGGTTGTAATCGTTAAACATGGGGATTAGTTCATTCCCTGCCCGTCCAAGTAGTTTTGAAGATAAATAAACTTTTTTCTGTTTATTGTCCAGTTTTCCAAGTGCTTTAGCTACTACATCAAACTGATCTTCCGGAGCCATTTTAGCAAGTTTCTGGTAATCAACGCCAAGCTGCTGGAAATATCGCTGGTATGTCGCAAGTCCAGCGTTTGCTTCCCCGGTATTTGTTACAAGTATTTTTATCCCCTTTGATACTGACTCAAGACTTGTCCCTGATATTTCTGCCATGTATTTAAACTTTTGTATTGCATCTGTTGTAATTCCGTATCGTTTCCCAAGTTTCCCAATCTTATCACCCATCTCGATTAATTTTTTACCAACCCCAATTACCGCTGCGCCCCCAAGTGCCATGCCCAACATGCCAGCCACGCTTCCAGAAATTCCCTTAACTTTATTTTTAAACCGATTCATCCCCTGAATCGCCTGTCTGTTATCTGCTCCAATTTTAAATGTAAGTTTTTGCGTTGCCATTATTTATTCCGCTGTTTAATCATTTCCAGTACTTTGCGGACTTTGTCCGGATTATCTTTTCGCCCGACGCCCTTTACTCCTGCGTGGATATATGCCTTTGCGACCAGATGTCCCAGCATTGCCAACGGCATTTGCCATGTAAGATTAAAAGCAGTTTCATTACTTATGGTATGGCACATTGCTATCTGATCCGCCAGCCAGCTCAGATCAAGTTTTTTTTTTACCCGATTCCTTGTTGGGAAGCGTCTCGAATCCCCCCATGCTCAGACTGATAAATTTCCCAATTACGGCGGCGGCTTCAGCTGGTATCACAATTCCGGCATTCAGCGACCATGCTTTCACATCCGCATCAAACGCGTCAATGTCTTTCCTGTCAAGATAATTAAGGTAAACAGATAAATGTTCAGGTGTTTTTTCAGTCTTATCAAACGCATCTCTGGCTTTTTTATCTGATCTTTCAAGCATGATTGGAGTGACGGCGTTTTCTCTGTTGACAATTATATATAACGCTCTGAATATGTCGTCAAGCGTGACCTCGTCAGATCCGCCTGTGGTAAATGGAGAGTCTATAGCCTCAAGAAGCATTACAACTCCAGCAGTGGGGGGCGGAATTATTATATTTCCAATCACCCACTCCCCGCCAAGTCCAGAAAGAGTCTCATCGACAATGGACTGCTCCTTGTCCTCATCCGGTGCAAGTGTATCATTAATCACATCGGAAAACTTGAGATTATTCTGCAATTCAGGCGGTAATGGATGTTCTTTTCCCATTATTCTGCCGGGATTGAATTAGTTATATAGTGAGTACCAGAACAAGATAGAGTTTTATATCCCTGATTTGTTTCAACTTCAGCTACGCTTGTAAGGACGAAATAATTAGATCCATCAGCTTGGATAGTATCGCCCGCTGTAGGTGCTGTGCCAGCAAAAACATATTCAAATTCACATTCATATTTTTCGTTATATTCCTGTATCGCCGCCACATCGCCGTTCTCGTCCCTGGCCTCGCCGATTTCACAGGAGCTTGTCCTTGTGTAATTTTGAATGTATCCATCGTCCGTAATTGGTGTTGCCGCTACTCCGAACTGTAATGCCATGATAATCTCCTTTTTTATATGTGATTTTGTTCACTCAACTATTCTTGAAACATGACAAACCAGAGTAAGGCTGGTCTGATTTATTTCATCGGCTTCATCAATGCTGTATTCTCCGGATTCAATCTCAATCCCCCTGTCCAGAAACGTCAAATCAACTCCGGTGACAGCGTTCAGGCTGGTAATTAAATCAGATGCAAGCAGCACATCACGAACCGCGCCGAGAATTGCCTGCAATACTGACTGTGTTTTATCTGATGGCGTATCTGTTTGAACCCCGACCTCAACGTTGGCTATATACAACCCCCCCCTGTGAGTAGCTGGATCGTTCCCTATCGGCGAGCAATGCACCAATGTAACCGGATATGATTCTGCGTTTGAACCGTCCCGCCATTTCCTGACAGCCGCCCGCGTGGTTATGTCGGTCGATGCTCCGAGCACCGCAATTAAAGCGTCCTCGACTTCAGTTTCAAGATTTCGTACTACCGCCATTTTAAATACCTATTGTTTTTTTTGCCACACGTTTCGCCATTTTAGTTAATCTTTTATCGGTTGTTTTGATTACTTTCTGCATTGCCCTCTGTTCGATATGTAACGGGACATGTTTGGGGTTTTTCCCCTTATCGAAATCCTCGATGTATGGGCAGGTATTAGACATTGTAAATCCTATTTTTCCCCTGCCTGTGGTTATTTTAACCTCACTCCATGCTTTTGCCTGCCTGCCACCTTTGCCGGGTTTGCCCAGTCTAGTCAAACATCCCGACCATCCGGCTTTTGTCAGTCCACCTTCCTTGCTGTACATCTTTATTCCGCCGCCTTTTTTGTGCCACGGAATAAAAGTTTTTCCCCTTTTTACCCACTGAGGCGATCCCCCAACCTTGACCGCCGGAGTGTATTTCAGCGCGGCATAGCAAATATCTCTGCATACATTCCTGACAACCTTTTTCATCTCCACGCCGGTTGTTTTCTGCATCTCTTTTATTAACCTGGCAAGTTTCTGCTGCTCAGATTGTGGTAATGTCATTGTCATCTGTGTCATACGCTGGATGCCCGTTTAGTTATTAAGGTTAAAAGATTTGTTTTACCGGTGCTGTCGAGTTGGATTTCTTTGATCCTGTATGTCGTGCCAGACTTAGGGAATGTAATATCACCGTCTTTGGCTGGAGTGAAGTCGGATGATTTTGATAAAATTTTAAAATTAACTGCGTTCTTAGCCCCGGCATCAGCAATCATTTCCTCTGAAGTTTTGGGATAACGAACCATATTATAATCCGTTCCTGAGTACGTTCCAGATTCATAAAATTCGGATGTAAAAAAATCTGCTACTGTGTCCCAGTCAAATGCTGCCATTATAAATACCTCTTTTTATTTGCACAAATGTTCACAACGCAAATCACCATGAACAAAAATCTTGCCTTTATTCTGTCTGATTTGAGCGCAAAGCCAGTCATCCCAGCCCTTATACGGCCGTTCTCTTTTTAAGGTAATCCAGTATCTTTTATCCCATAATGTAAACCCGCCAGAAACCGCCTTGACCTCTTTTATACCCTCCACAAAATCAGCCCGCGTGAACACATCATCAAATGAAACTGTCAGTCCGCCATGCCTTGATGGATAGGGAATCGCAAACACATCCCCTGTGTAGTCCTCAATCAGTCTAATTATCCCATCAACCGGCGGAATAGTGTCATCCTCAAGTGTGATGAAATGGCTTTCCGTTATCTCTGGAATTAGCTTGTTATACAAATCCGCCACAACGTCGGTCTTTTTTATTGCGAATACCGGCTTTTCTATCTTATACATTATTTTTTTAAACTGATTGTGCATCGCTTTCGACCCCAGCCAGCGCTTAATTCTCTGTCCGAAGTCGTCACTTTTTGAACTATCTAAAATATACAATGACATCTCCGGCTTAGGCGCGTCCCTGATCCAGTCCTGCAATCTCCGAAGTGTTTTTAAATTACCAGACATTAGTATTGCCAATGCATAGGTTTTATTATTCACAGGTAGTTTTTCGTCTATTTCCGAAAGGAACATTTTTAACTGTTTAAATTCCAGTTCAGTAACTTCCACCGGCTCGCCCGGATAAACTTTTTCTCCATGGATACGCGTCTGTTTGATTACTTTGGCTTTCATAAATTAAACCTGTATTTTATATCCTCGATAATTCTTTGAGATGTACATCCATCCCAGTGCTTAATTTTAAATGAACTCTTTTTTGGATATTCCGTGACCTTATGAAGTTCGTTGACGGTAACAAGGCGATTCGTTCCACTATCTTCCGTAATCGGCCTTTCTGTATTGTTGCGTAAAGTGAAGCAGGGAACTTTTAAATATGTGGTCTCTTCTTGGATTCCGCCTGAATCGGTTATAACAAAATTGGCACCCTTAATCAATGCCAGACTGTTTACATATCCATTCGGCTTTTCTATGCATATTGCACCGTGGAATTTTACCTTGCATTTTTTTAATCTTTCAGCCGTCCGGGGATGCACTGGGAATATGATCTCAATTTTTTCTGCTATTTTATTTAATGCTTTTACTATTTTCTCCAATTTAATTGGATCATCAACATTTGACGGTCTATGGAGTGTGACAAGCGCATAATCCTCTGTCTGAGTCGGTGTTGAATTGATTTTATCCCACATCATTTCAATCGTGTCAATCATTATATTCCCGACGTGAGTCATTTTAAATCTGGAAATCCCTTCGGCTGCAAGATTCAACTCTGCATCAAGGGACAGCATCCAGCATATATCTGATAACGCATCTGTGATAATCCGGTTGTTTTCTTCCGGCATAGTCCTGTCTCCCGATCTTAACCCTGCCTCCAGGTGCGCCACCGGGACGTTAGATAGTTTTCCGGCAAACACAGCTGCAGGAGCGGCGTTGCAGTCCCCAACGACAACTATCAACTGAGGTTTATTGTCAATTAGGTATTTATAATATTCTTTTATGATCGCTGAAACCTGAGCATCATTCCCCATCCCGCAGATCCCCAAATTCACATCCGGCATTGGTAGATCGAACTCTTTAAAGAAATCAGAACTCATATTACTGTCATAATGTTGCCCGGTATGTATTATCACCGGTTCAAGGTCTGTTTTTTTCAGTGCGTGGTAAAGTGGTGCGATCTTGATAAAATTAGGTCTTGTCCCGGCTACTAGATGAATCTTCATTTGATACTCCATTTGTTTTTTATTATTCCTTTAGCTTCTGAATTTGATATTGTGCCTTTGGTTATTCCCATCCGATCCGATGCCGTAAATAGAAATTCATTCAACCACATTCCCCTTTTCCCTTTCATTGCCATATTTAAAAACAAGTCCCAGTCCTGAAAGCGTATAAGTTCGGGATCGAATCCGGGGAAGTCTTTTTTCTTGATAAGTGACATCGTACTGCATAGATTATGTGTCTTTAATTCAACAAGTGAGAATGGTGCATATATGTGTTTTTCTTTTCCAATCTTAAAATTACAATAAGCCCATGCCGGATATTTACTGTTTATGGCGTAAAACATCTTCTCGATGATCTCAGGATGCAGTACAACGTCAACATCGCAGAAAAAGAGGTATTCTCCGTTTGATTGTTCCGCACCTATGTTCCGAGCCGTGGAAGCCCCTGATTGCGGGGAGAGCGATAGAAACGTCGAGACAGGATGGCTTATTTCCGGTTCCTTGTCCGATCCATCGTCCACAACTATGATTTCTAAATTTTTGTAGGTTTGGTTAAGGATTGAATTAAGACACGTGGAAAGGTATTCTGAATCGTTATGTGTTGGGATGATAATTGATACTAAGGGATTAGATACTTGCGGTTTATATTCCTGTTTGAAAAGTTTTGCCTTGCCCATTGATATAAGCATGTTTGATTCATGTTCTGATACTTCAATAATATCGCCCGGCCTAACTCTACGACATTCAGCGTTTGTCTTCTGTAGAATCTCTATTTTTACTTTAATCGGCTTCGGCATAGTAAAAAAAGGCGGGTAAATTAATACCCGCCATGTTATAGGTTAGTTTAGCTACCTGCGTTTTCTTCAACTGCGAATGATGCACCATGTCTGGCTGCAGCGTCACAACTCTGAAAAACAACTATCCTTACTCCACCTGACTTAGAAAGAGTATAAGGATCAACTGTCATATCTAAAGTTCCCCAGAACCCTATCAGCAGATCGCGCCAGTTGCCCAGTGCCAGTGTTGCTGCCTGCATGTTATTGCTAACCATGCAAGGATAACCGTTCAACTCATTTCCTTCGGCCATGATATAGGTAGGATAGCCGGATTCTTTTACAGTTGTCTTCATTGTTCCGCGAAATGCCGGAGTTGTCAGATATGCTAAGTTTCCTTTTAAGGAGTTAGCTGCTCCGAGTGTTGATTCAAGCCCTACAACTTCGCCCCATGTTGGAGTATTAGCAGTTGCCCAGTCACCGTTTGATATGCCTGAAGTCTGCAATAATCCTGTAGGCTGGTTGCTGTCTCCTGATCCGTCAATAGCTGCCAAATCAATAGCTTCGGCAAGAACGAATCTTACATCGTCTTTGACAAGCTGTTCAATTGCAGGCGTACTCTGAAGCATTAGCTGGCGAGTCATATCAACGTATGCGCCGACTGTTTTCGGAGTCATTGTGACCTGATCGTAAACAGTTGCACTTTCGGTAATATCAGCATTTTCAGCCAACCAATAAGCTGTGGAACCTGATGCCATTCTAGGAATAGCAATATCGCCAACTAATCCATTAAGAACAGTTGCGCCCATTTGACCCATTACCAGGTCTTTTTTCAGGCGTTCAATAAAGGATTCAGCTTTCAGATCAGTTTCTACAAGATAACCACCGGCAGAATCAGTAGTCGCATTCTGCGCTCTTGCCTGTAATACGTCCTGCGGAATATACATTCCCCTAGGTGCATTCAGCTTCAACTGTTTTCTTACAGCGTCAGACGCTTCTCTTTCAAATTCAGCCAATTCAGGTTTATGCAAAACTTGAGCGCGGATAACATTCATCCATGAATATTTCTGAACTTCTTTTGTACTCAACCCAATATCAGCCGTTTCAGGATTCACATCAATACGATTTCCGTCAACGTTCAGCTTTTTGATTTCAGTTAGCGCGAAGCTCTTGAACTCTTCTACTGATTTGCCTTCCAATACTGCTTCTTTTGCGGCTTTTTCCAATTCAGGATAGTCAGCAGATACAGCAAGAATCTCCTGCATGCGTTTGCGTTCGTCACCTGTGGTTTTTTCAGCTAGAGCAACCGCGTCGATCTGTATAGGATCATCTTTCTTAACCCCTACAGCCATCAGTCCTTTTTCTTTCATAGCAGCGCGGATAGAATCTTCAGAAGCATCGGCCTTCAGTCCACAAAGTTCTGCCATTTTTTCTAACATTTCTTTAGTCATTGTTCATTCCTCGATTAGAATTAAAGTTATTTTTTTCTTTTCTTCGGCGGGTATTACCGCCTGCTCATCACTTCGACCAACTCCAATTGAAGCATCCGCCGGGACACTTGCAAATGAAATCTCCATTGGCAGCCAATTAACCCGAAGCAAAGGCTTTTCGTCCTTTACTGGTTCCACGACTGCTTTCAACCATCTATATCCGACACTGATATTACGTCTGATTCCATCAATGACATCACTGAATATTTCCTCAGCTCTGGCAGACTTTCCAAATCTTACCGTTGCCCGCCCGCGTTTATCATCACCGATCTCAGCGCGTTCCACCACGCCAATCTGATCCCCGGAATCGTGATTAACAAGAACGGCTGCGCCATCCTGTAATCTGCTCATATCAACATCTTCTTTGTTATGGGATAAAACTTCCATCACTTCGCCATAATCCCAAGTATCTCTTTCATAAGGTTCTTCACTGGAAAAGGTTAAGTCAACTGTCCGCGCTTCCTCGTTTATCGCGCCTGACTCAATCTTTATATTCCGTTCAAATACTTCAGGTTTATTTTTCTTTTCATTTTTCATCGTTTGTTTCCTTTTTAGTAGTTTCTTCGTTCGCCTGGCGCATTCCCTCTGTCAATACGTTCCATTCTTTAATTTCCGCTATTACATCTTCCGGGTCTTTTCCACGTTCTGCGATTAAGTCCTGCGGGCTTATAATCAGTTCGTCTTTCATCAATATGTTAGCCTGAGCGTCTTTTCGCGGATCAACCCACTGATAGGCTCTCGGCATCCATGTTGCTGCCTGGAATTTCCACTTTTTAGAATATGGCAGGTTTGTTTTACTGGATAAAAGGTAAAGGTCAAGCCACTCGTCAAAGACTGGCTGTAATAGATGTTCGATGTACCACGCCTGCTCGATTCTCCATCTGTCCCTTTCTTCCAGTGCCGCAGCCCTTAGACTTGAGAAATTAACACTTTCCATATTTGAATGAAGAAAGTTATACGATATGTCCAGGCCAGAAGCGATCTCTCTTAATTGCGCCTGCATGAATTTTGAATAATTGGCATTTGGATTCTGAGTATCGAATGTTTTAAAATCAGTTCCTTCGGGGAAATGCTGGAATGTCAACGGTTCAACATTGACCTGGAATTGATTACCTGATTTCTCGTCAGCCATTCCCTTGATCGTCTCGCCTTTTGGAGTGGTATAAATTCCCATCTTACACGCGCTAGCTCTGGAAGCCATAACCTCTGCCTCTGAATAGCCCTTTATCATTTGGAGGTTAAATAGAATAGACGCTGCCTGCGGATAGCCCCTTACTTGACCAGGGAATTTCTCAACAAACCCATGTATAATTTGACCCACTTTATATTCAATTGTCTTTGCATGTTGGTAGTTATATGTGACAGTATCGTTGTTTGAATTGAATAAATATGATAATGGCGCACCCCAGGAGTCAATCTTAACTCCCATTATAACCTGATTCTTATTTCCCATTGCCGTGATATTCTTTTCGAGATCGCACTTCTGAGGATTAATAATCTGCAAGGCAAAACCAAAATCATTATCAAACCCCCTGACTTTCCGGATAAAGAACTCTCCGTCAGTTTCCCTTGTGGCATCAACCAGCTTTTCAACATCAAGTATTGATTTGTTTCGTGTGACAGTGCAGTTTTTTAATGAACTCCATTCCTTCCATGCCGCTTCGATTTCTCTATTGGCTGCTTTGTCAAGTGTTCCATTGGCATCGCGTATTTTCATTTGCAGCCTAATACCGTCCGCACCGAATATGTTTTTTTCTCTCAATGCCAGATACTTATTAAAGAAAGGGCAGTTCTGTACCATGTTCCTTGTTCTTGCACGCAATGTCGGCAGTCCTGATTTTATATCAGAGTTAATACTTGCAGTCTCCGTCAGCCAGTCAGAAAGGAATCTATTGCTTTTGGCCGCTTCCCAGCTTCTTATAATTGTATTGCCAAATTTGTTTCTAAAATAGTTTTTAACTTTGTTGGGTAATAATTTCATTAGAATTTCCCATATAGAGTTTGGTTGTTTGTTGTATCACCGTTATCAAGAGCCTGCTCGTTTAGCTCCTGCTGGTATTCTGATTTGTAGAAATTGCGCCATTCGGTAAGTTGCTTTGGAGATAGTCTGGATATTTCTCTGTCACCAATCTTAATTGACATCTGATCTGTGGAAAGTGACTTGCCCTGGATTAATGCTTCGATCGCATCTAATACAATCTTCGCATGACTCCGGACATCTGATCCAGACGATTCATCTGACCAGTCCAGCTCTACTTTCATTTCGCCGCTTTTGTATGCGTATCGTTCGTCTGCATCGTAGAAATAGGCACGCCAGCTATAAGAACCGGGATCGTATTCTGCCGTTACCGCTTTGGCCACTTCAATTAAATGGTCATCGCCGTCGGCCGTGGAAGTTAAAACAATTTGTGTATCTGATTTTAGCAGTATGTATTGAAGAGTCCATCCATCGGACGCTTTATAATCTGAATTTTCTATTTTCCAAGTTAAGGAATCGCCTGCATAAAATGACGTAGGTTCTACAGTAGGGACTGATGCAATAGCCATAAAGAAATCTCCGTTTTTTATACGGAGAATTGTTCACTAGGGCTTTTTACATATCAAAAGAGCTTCATCATAAAGCCCCTCAATGGTAAGATTAAAGTCTTTTATGGCTTCATCCTGATTCATATTGCACCTTGTATTTTTTAATTGTCAATTCTTTGTGTTCAACCTGAAATGCCTCTCTCCAGTATTCGCCAACCTTTTTTATATTGTAATTGTTCACTTTATCAATTAAAAATTTAGATATTTTTTCCGCAAATTTCGCATCATGCAGTTTTTCAATTGCGTCTACTATGTCTTCAGGTGATTCTACAAACAGCGGATAGTCATCCCCAAGCATATAATCATATCCATATGTATGATTTGTAATAATCGGTATTCCCATAGACATATATTCCAGTGCTTTTGTCGAAATCATCCGCCCTGAATGCGGTCTGGGTTTCCCTTTATTCTGGTCGAAAAGTGTAATTACGCAATCAATATTACTTAGCATTGTCGGAATACTGCTTTGAGGAAGTGTTTTAATCCAGGTAATCCAATCATAAGTATTTATTTTATTAATGATTGCATCATCTTCCTGGGTTGATCTGAGGTTTAAATGTGACTTACTCGCTCCGATACAAATAAACCGGCAGTCCATACCGCGCGCTCTTGCAGCTTCCAGTCCGGTTATCACCTCATCCATGCATTGATATCCTAACAACGCCCCCGCATGCCCTATAACAAACTTCTTTTTAAACTTCTCCGTATCAACAGCGCATGGTATCGCAATCGTTTTTGATTCGTCAAGCCCGTGATCCCTGACATATTGCATACATCCATCTCCCTGGGTAATGACTTTCCCGCACATACCCCACATATTATTGATATTTTTATATGCGAAATATTCTCCATATATATATCCTATCAGTTTATTTTTCGGGATAATTTTAGATGCCATCTCGATTAGTTCCGGACTCCTAACCAAAGCATATTTATAGCTGTTATTCCAATATTTAGTAATGCCATCTATTATCGTATCCAAACTAAACCCACCGTGATATTCAACCCCGTCAATCGGGATTCTCATTTTGTCAAGATCTCCCCCGGCAAGTCCCTCAAAATGCAAAACATCAACCTTTAATCCGGTTGATGCAATCGATTTTAGAATATTAAGGCTTTGCGACACATCACCCGTCCCGCGGTCAAATGGTATCGGGGTAACGTGTAATACTTTGCTTTCATTTTCTATTGTCCATTCCTTTACCAGCTTTAATTTTGATTCTACTTTTTTTCTGCATACCGCGAACAAAGTTCTTGGTTGAATTATAATATCAACATAATTAAAATACTTCAAGCATGTTTCTTTTAATGCCTCAGGTGTGAATATTGATATATGCTGCGGATCATTGACTGGAATTGCCGGAGTGGTAATCAATGCTCCATTCGTTACTATCTTTGAAATCTGTTCAATCAATCTTTCCGGTTTTGCAATGTGTTCTATTATCTCTCCGGCGTGAGCGAACTCAAACTCTTTTGTCCCGAATGGTAAGTCCTCTGCCATGCCTTGAATCCATTCTATTTTTGAGTGTAGTTTTCGGCCGTTTTCTATTGTAGCAGCACCGCCCTCGCACGCAACTATTCTGTCCGGCTTGTGCTTTAATCTTATGAGTTCAGTGATCGCGCCATCTGCAGGAGCAATATCTAATATAGTTTTCCCGTAGCATTGGTTGACAATAGCCTCAACTCTCGGCTTGTGCCAGGGTCTATGAGGATCATTTATAGATTCGTGCATATTGTTTTTTACCCAGTGGTTTTTTGCGTAATCATTAATTGCTTCCCTGCGTTCCTTGACATCAAAATCTATTTCCTGTTCAAATGGTAAATACCTCTGATTAAAATACTGCTGTAGAAATATCTCGAATGTTACCGCCCTGCCTAACGCATTGTAATCTTTTCCCCACGCTTTTTCGATTGTGCTTCTCTGTATGTACTCCGTGTAAAGCGCGTCTTTGTCGAATAGAATGCTTTTGATCTGTCCGCCACCTTGAGAGTACCACAACCGATAATCAATCATCAACCCTTTTTGTCTCGGAATATCAGCGACTTCTGGAAAGTATTTTTTAAACAGCGGATCGTATAATAATCGGCGCATATCCATCGGGAGTGAAAAACAAAAATCGACTAATTCATTATTAATAAATGGTTGCGTTACTTTGTGTTCTGTTTTTTGTAAAAGTTCGCCGTAATTTGTAAATCTCCGGAATCTTGTTCTGAATGCTTCCGCCTCTATAATAGGTTGTTTGCCCTGAGTAAACGACCCGCCAATTATAACATCACCCAGGAATCCGGAAACATTGATATCCATTAATTGAGTTTGCATCTTTAGTATATCCATGAACCTTATATCGTGTATACCTACCGCGCCACCTGACAGCCACACGCCACGCTTACGATGGTTAAACCAGTTTTCAGGTGTCAATGTATAGGTGTTATGATTCGCCCCTACAGCGTCGCATACCTGTTTGGCAATTCGCAGATCATCGCACCCCGCCATTCCGAAGGTAAGTGTTTCGACAGGTTTTGTTTTCATCTTTGCGAGTGTCGCGGCTATCAACCTTGAGTCATACCCCCCGGATAACTGGCAGCCAGCTTCCCCCCGGACCGCTTTTGCCATTGACTTCATCCATAATCTATAAACCTCGTCAACCGCTTCAGGTAATTCAATATCAATGTGGTTGTATTCCAGTTTCCATTCAGGCTTTTTTATCTCTATTCCCTTAAACCAATGCCCCTGAGTTGCAAAGTGGCCGAACGTAAAAAACTCTTCAACTGCTTTTCGATTAATCTCAGCCTTAAAATCAGGTGCGGTTATTGTGTCGGTGATACTTCTTGACTCTCTGCCTTTGTGTTGGTAGATAATATCAAAGCCGTATCTGTCTTTTGATTTCATAATGCGCCCCTCACTACACCCTTAACCATTACATCACATACGTTACATTGTGCGAGATTAGTACAATACAATTTGCCGGGATGTACCTGATTATTTACTATCCCCGACTTGTCGCCGTCTTCCAGTTTCTTCACACAGATATACCTCACTCCCTGCGGATCAAGATAGGTTCGTGGATATTTGCAATACCCGCCGTGCTCAACCTGTTCCTTTTTGAATTTTATATACTCATCAGATTTGTAATAATTCCGTTCGAGTTTTAATTCAATCCCGGATCCTTGGAAGTCATCTATCTCATCCTGTGTTGCAGTCGGAGGCCCCTCGTTGCAGTGGACATTTATAAGTCTATGCCCGTACTCCTGAAGTGTGAAACATTTGTGTGCTACATCCCGCGCAGAATCCTTATGTCCCGGATGATACGACACATACCAGCTGGTTTTTACTTTGAGTTTATCAAGCATTTCAAGTGGAAAACTCCCATTTGAATATATTCTGACAGTCTTTTCCTTCCCTACCTCATTGACTATCTGGACAAAGTCTTTGTGGATTGTCGGCTCTCCACCCTCCAGTATTACTTCATCCCCCGGCCATTCAAGCAGAATCTTAATCCATTCGTCACCGGATATTTCAGGACGGTTGCTCTTTTTGATTGGGCAGTAAGAGCATTTATAATTACATCGAAGCGTTATCTTACAGCGTGGCGTTTCTTCAAAGTTCATTTTTCGCTACCCCCTAAACACATCAAGCGTGCTTTTTTAAATTTTATTTCTCCTTTTCCGCAAACGATATAATCATCGATTTTTATTCCTGGTGATAGATAATTAAAAAACTGTTCCCTGGTTTGGTAATCAAAAAATTCAATAATCACTTCACCTTTTTCAATAGAACATTGTCCAATTATCTTTGACTGGTCGTGGTTTTTAAGAATTGGTATTCCTTCAAAGTTCATTTTACACCTTCCTCTTTTAGTGGTGGATCTTCACTTATCTTTGGAATTACATTTGCTATAATTGTCAAATACCCCGTGTTTGTGTATATTAATGCCAACCGTTGCACATGATCTGGAAGTCCTAAGTCTTTTATTAATGACACCGGAATACCAAATACATGTTTTTTCTTTCTAATCTGTTTCATTTCTCAATACCTCCATTACTTGTTTCGGTTTAATCGTCTTCATGCATACCGCATCTGTACAATCCCACATACAAGGCTTACCGTGGCAGGGATATTCTACGCACCCGCCTGTCTTTGACTGGATTCTTACCACCTTTGCATCGGATAAGGGCTTGTTTTTATCATAAGAAGTACATTGCCATAGCGCAATAATGGGCGTATTGACAGCCCCAGCGCAGTGCATAAGCCCTGAATCCGTAGTAATAAACATATCGCATTGACTTAGCACATCAACCGAAGCGGATAGACTTAACAGCCCTGCAAAGTTCCATACCTTATTTGCGAATTTCGCTGTGAGCTTTTTACCAGTCCCCTTTTCGTTTTCACTTCCCAGGAATACCATTTGCAATTCCGGATCATCAGCAAGCATAAGCCCTGCCAGTTCGACCCAGTTATCATCCGGCCAGCGTTTCTTATCCCATATCAAAGTCGACCCGTTACCTAACGCGATAATCTTCTGACGTTTCGCCCGGTAAAGTTTCCATCCACCTTCGACTTTTATTTTCGGCTTGCCTTTCTTTAATTGCTTAATTAATTTGAAATAGACTTCGCTCTCATGCAATCCTTTCGGCCAATCCCTCAACGGTACATGATGTTGATATATCATATTGTCGCACTTTACTTTCGGGGAAGCCCACAAGCGATATACTTTGTCATACGGCTCGAACTGTGAAACATCCTTAAACGGCTTGACAGGCCATAGCGAGATTGATTCTATAGCTTCTCTACGGTAATCGTCTTCCGGTATAAATATGTCCGGGTTGATCTGCTGAAGGAACGGCGTTGCCATTACAAAGTTACCTATTCCGTTTCCAAATAGTACAGCGTCCATATCTATCTCCATCCATTGCCCCAGTTCTTGCCGTTCTGGGTATTGTTAATTACTACTGTCGGTGTCTTATCTATCCAGCTACCTTCGCCTTTGCGCCACTGTTTATCGGTCAAGGTTTTTCGAGCGAACTCTATTAAGACAAGCATCATTTTCTCGCAGTCAAAGTAATGATCCGGCCCCGTAGGTTTCCAGTTCTCATATTGATCGCCGTCTTTTACATTCTTGTCTTCCTTCCATGATGAGATTTGTTCGATATACACATCGGATAAGTCAGGTGGGAAAAATAAATAGTTGTTGTCGCGTTTGTTTTGAGTGTAGATGTAGTATAATAAATCACCTCCAAACTGTTTCGGGTTCGCAAGTATAAGTTTTTTATTATCCGGATTCCTTTTCCAGCGTACTCCGATCTTAGAATTTCCCTTGTAAGAATAGAATCCCGCCCTGTCTTTTACAAATGCCTGAACGTCTTTGCCTATGTGTCCGCCCTCGTCCTGTATTGCCATGATAGGTTCGATGCCTAAGTATTTCTTGTTCCACATCTCATCAACATCGTCAAACGTTTTCACTTTATCGTATGCCAGCAAGTGAGTATTCTCATTCGAGTCAAAGCTCCTGACTATAACATAAAAACAATCGTCCTGCGTATCAACTGACATAAAAACATTCTCGATCTTTTCCGGATCTGGCTCGCATGTTTCATCCCAGCAGTGCGAGGTTATAGTTTCAATCTGTCCGGCCGTCGCTTTCCTTGCCTTAAATGGTAGCCCCCGGAATGTATTATCTAAATATTTCTGATTCTCGATGTTCGCCCGCTTCCCTGCCTGATCCTGTACGTCCGCAATGTTTAGCCACTTATGTTTCGGCATCTGGCTGCCAACTGTTCCAACCTGAAAGCCTGCGTGCTTGTCATACCTTCCCGGGAACCTGTGAATATATTTTCCATCCAATGCCATGTCTCTTTTCATATTCTCGGAGTGTGCAAACTTACAAACCGGGCAGTAAAGCAGAATCGAGTCTTCGACTATCTGCTCGTTTTCGTATTCCCATTGTAAATTATGTATGTCACTGCTCCGCATGGTATGTTCGCCACACCCCAGGCACTTCAAATGCCAATATCCTTGACTTGAAATCCTGAAATCTTTATCAATCGGGCTTTTACTTACAGTCGGTGAGCTTGATTTTATGAAAATTCCGTAGTCAAAAGTGAATCCACGCTTGCCTAAGTTCTTTAGATTACCTACTTTGCCCTGTGTTTCCTGCCAAAAATCTATCTCATCGGCGTACCTCCACGGTATATCAAGCCCGATTATGTCAGTCCCGGCTCCCTGGAAGTAGGTTTTCGCGCCGGCAATGTTATAATGATCCACACGTTTAGCAAATGCCCTCTGCAATTCCTTCCGGAACTTCGGTATGCTTTCAAGTATTGGTTCAAACTTCGTTTCGTTTATTAACCTGGCGAACTCGTCGCTCTTATATATAATCGTTCCAACCCGTACCGAATCCGGATTGAACTCAAGCCGATACATCCATGAGCAAAATGCAATCATTGTTTTTCCCAGACGTTCTGCAAACATCAAAGTGCATTCTGCATTCGTATCATTTAAACAGCAATACTCCAACGGCTCCACAAGATGCGGAGTGAAGTCAAGATTAATCATCTGATCTTTCCTTGATGAGTCCGCAGATAATTGTCCTTTCAGTCTGATATTACTTTCAACCCAGTCACGCGGTGGCGCAAGCACCCTCGGTGCTATGAATTGAGCAAGCTCTCGCAGGATTCCAGTGACTCTTGAATCGCGTTCTGGACTAATTTTGTCTGTTCCGGTGTCAATTTGCATTTCTGTAAACTGTTTTTAATCCCTGTTATGAATTTATATACGTTTTCCATTATGTGATCTTCGTAGTCTTTCTCGATTATACGTTGAGTCCGTTCAAGTTTCTGCCTCTTTAATTCGTTGTCGAGTATCTTTCCTTCCCTGTCAATGTTCTCGCGGTTCGATACTGTCTCGTTTATATCTGCATCCTGCTCGTATGTATATCTGCAACCCTGCCCCGATCCGTGTTTGGTTAAACCACGCGAACTCAATTCAGCCTCAGTCCATCGAATAACTGTGGCTACATCAACCCCCTCTTTTTCTTTTACTTGCTTCTGTGTGTACTTTTTCATTGTCAACCCTTAACCCTATGGGTTATTTTGCTCTGTTATGACCTTGGCCTTTTCCTGAAATTTTGCTATAAAGTGTGTGTTGCCGGGTAC